TCTGACCAAACCACTTGATCAGCTTGCATCGCTTCTTCCGCGCCAACTTGTGAAAGGAAACCTGAAATAGTTCGTGGACCGAATACTTCAGCTTCTTCTCTCATTAAGTCTGGCACGTATTGTTGCCCCCAGTCCGTAGAACCAGAAGCTAAATCTAGATAATTTGTTGCAAACGTTTGCTTTCTAGTAGAAGGCACGCTGTTCAAATTATCACCCGCTGTAATTGCCATAATATATTTGTTTTAAATTTTTAACTTTTTTTCTTAAACTTAAAAGATCTATTTTTCATATCAGAAGAAGATTGTCCTAAGACTTTAACTTTTATTCCACCAACCTCTGTTTCACCATGAGTTTTACGTGGGTCTAAATTAATATTCTTATCTTTAGCAACTTGAGATTTCACAGCATCAGCTTTACCTTGTTCGTAAAAGTGTTTAGCTATACTATCCGCGTTCATAGCGGTAAAAAGTGATTTATGATATCCAGCTACATCACTGATAGTGCTGTCACCTTCATCAACATATTTATTGATAAAGTTATTTATATCACTTTGAGTTTTTTTCACCTCATCAACATCTTTAACATTAAATCTAAACTTTTTGTCTCCAACTTGATAATCAAAACCTTTGAAATCCTCATTGAAAACTTTATTAGTTTTATTTAAAAATGTCCTCTTGCTTTTTTCAGACAAGTTCTTTTGCGTTTGTTGATCTTTATTGTATCTATTAAAGAAATCCATAGCTTTTTGAGCTTCAGGTGTTAACCTTGACCCAGCTTTGATTTCCTCATAGTATTTAGACTTTTGCCTGTCTAAGTGGGCTCTAGCCTCGGCAACTTGCTCTTTAAGGGCTATCTTTTTTCTCTTTATATCTTTAGGGTCATCAACGTCATTATCGTAACTAAACTTTTCCTCTAATATAAAGTTTCTTTCTTCTGGTGTTAAATGAGATTTAGTTGTTCTGTAATATTCATCTAGAACTTCAGAGTCGTCTAGCTTAGATAAATCCCTATTTAAATTAACATAGTCATTTAAACTACCACCTGTTTCCTCCATAAACTCTACAACTTTCTGTATGTTTTCTGGTAGCGGTGTCCCTGTTTCTTGAGATTCAACAATAGCTTCTTCAACTTGCTTTTCAACTTTCTCTACAGTGACCTCTTCGCTTGAAACCTCTTCGATCGCTGGTTGTTCTTCTTTTTGTTCTTCAACCTTTTCCACCTTAGGTTCCTCGTTGACTACAACCACTTCTTTTTCTTCAGCGGGTTGTTCTTCAACCTTTTCGCTTTTTTCTTCAAGTGGTTTACTTAAATCAACTTTAGTTATTGTTTCTTTTGGTTTAACAGATTTTAGGTTAACCTTAGTAACATTATCTTTGGTTTTCTTTTCTGTATTTTCCACTTCAGTCTTTTCGACCTTATTTTTTTCTTCTGCCATAATAAAATTTTATAAAATATTAAATATTAAAGAGGATCAAATCTATCTAAACTCACTCCTGCTCCAAGTATATCATTACCTGAAGATTCAAAAGTTTTAGCGTTATTAGCATCTTTTTCTCTCTGTAGTTTTAGTTTGTTTTGAGAATCTATATCTATTCTCTTGTCTTTTCTATCTTCTCTTATAGATTCTAGTTGGTTAGAATTAGCTCTTTCTTCTCTAGCTAATTTAGAACTTAAGTTAAACTCAAGTAGCATTAATTCTTTTTTAACCCTAGATTCATTATTCAAGTAGTCTATCTTTAAAGCGTTTCTAGTTTTTTCTAAATTCATATCTTGATCTGACTTAGCTTGATTCTTTTCCATTTCAATTTTAGCCGCTTCTTGTGCTGCTGCTGTGTTAGCTTGAGATTGAGCTTGGATATTTTGCTGTTGCATTATCTGATCTCTTTCCAGCTTTTTTCTTCTTTTGACTTTTAAAAGCTGATTAGCCATTTTTAAATTTCTAACATCTCTTATATCTATTGCGTCATCTAGGTCTATTAGTTTTTGTGCTATAGCTACTTGTATGTTGTTTTCTAATATTTGTTTTTCTTCTTCATCTGGCATTAACTCTATGAATATACCAAAATCATATAGATGCAATTCCGACATCTCGTCTAACGTAGCTACATTATGAGCTCCAATAGCTCTTATAAAAGCCTCTCTAGTTGGAGAGTATTCTACTATATCAGATATTCTAAGTGACAAACATTCAGCTGTTTCAGCTGTTAAAAATAACATTGATTGTAATATATGTCTTGTTGCTGTATTTGAGTTGGCAGCGGCTAGTTTTTGTACGCCAACTAAAGCGTTGCGATCAGGAGTACTAGCATCACGAGCTTCATTTAATCCAGTTACATCTCTTATCATTTGTAAATAATAGTTGTAAGTTGTAATTAAACTCTGCATTTTATTTCCACCAGCTCCGTTTTGTATTTGCTGTATAGGTATTTTACCAGGATTAGCATCTCCTTCAGATGTGAAACTTCTACCAAGAACACTACCAGTTTGGAAGAACATGTTTAAAGCTTCTTGTGGATTGTAGTTTGTTCCATTACCTAAATCAATTTCAGCTAAACCATCAGCATCTAAATAAACACCATCTGGTACCATTCTAGATAGTACTTGTTGTAATTTCAAATGAGTTAATTGGATCATATCAGCAAAACCAGTTATTCTACTAACTAAAGATTCTATTCTACCCTCATACATTCTTGGAGCAACTATTTGGTAACTCATTTTAACTCTAGCAAAATCAGATTCACTTCTCATCATATTTGGAGCCATTCTCCATCTTAATAACTTTTGTGAACCTAAAACATAAACACCCTCATATAAACACTCAACAACTCTTTCTAGCTTACTAAAGTCCCCTTCTTTTCCTTTAGGTGGATTAAAAGTATCATCTTTTTGTATTATTTTATCACCACCAGAACCTGTCTTTTTTAATTTGTAAACGTCATTAGCATGGGTTTTATAATTAAAGTATAAAACTTGAACCTTATTCTTATCTCTAAACGGAGTGTGAGTTAATGGATCTCTACCTTTGTCAGATATTTCTTTTATCTCTGACTCTGTTAAATCTGGAAACTCTTTGACTAATTCATTTATTGGTAATTCTTTCACCTCGCCAACGTAATATAGATCTTCAAAATACGGAGAGTCAGTTTTAGAGTAAACTAGGTTAACTGGATCAACGTATTCAGCTTTTGCACCTTCAGCAAAACTAAATGTCGTTTTAGATGCAGCTATACCTATTGTTGTTAAATCGTAAAGACAACGTCTTCTTATTAGATCATAATTACTACCTTCCATCAAAACGTTTATAGCTTGTTCTTCAGCTAGTTCAACAGCTTGCTTGTAATTTAACTGCATATGAAGTTGTAGTTCCTCTTCAGATTCAGGTAGTGTTTTTTTATCGTTTTCATAAAGATCCATATTGAACTGTTGTCTAGCTAGATCATTAAACTCCCTAGACTTCATGTCTCTTAATATAGATTCCATGTATTCAGTTCGCTTAGCCACACCGTATTCGTCTTGAGAAAAACAATTTATCTCATAAGATCTCTGTGCCATGCCATTTACTACTATATCTACAAACTTTGGTATAATTGGAACAGGTGTCCAATCTAAATTAAGGTATGATAAATCACCATTTATAGATAACTCATTTTTATATTTTTGAACAGATTGTTCGCCTCTAGCATATAATCTTAATTTATGGAACGTATTTAAATTACTTCTAAACTTAGAATTATTTCCAGTAAACCATTCTTGCCTTATTGCCTTAGCAACTTTAAGTCCGTATTTTTGACTAAGCTTTTCCTGGTCGCTAACAGCTTGTGAAGGAAAATTTACGTGAGCTTCTATCATACTTTTTGTTTTATTATTCTTGATGAAAATCCTTTGTTACTATATTTTGGTATGCTTAAATTTAATTGAGATTTTTCTCTATCTGGATTCGGTTTGTATAAATGTCTATTACAAGCCATTATAGCTAACCCAGAACTTATTGAAGCATCGTGTTTTGTTCTTTTTGTTATATCAAATTTAGCCCAATCATTCAACGTTGAATTAAAGTACATATCACCATATTCACCATCACCAATAAGACCAATGTGATCATTAATATATGTTTCTATTGCGGCCGCATGAGCTTGTTTTATATCTTCACTTGAGTTAGGTATTCCACCTATTTCTTTTTCTGCAACCGATAACTTGTTCCAAACTTTATCTGGTCTATTCATACTAAAACCCCTATAACCCCTTCTTCTCAAATAGTACAACAACCTTGGTTTGTTATTTTCTGCTAATATTGGCATTCCATAAAATACTAATGCCATTAAAACATCTTCGAAAAACATATCAGCTGTCTGAGGTCTTGCTATATATTCTAAAAAGAAAGTATTAGCTGGAGCATCTTCCATAGAAAATTTAGTTAATCCATGTAAAGCTCCTTTCGATCCTGTTCCATCAACTGTTCCGGATATATCATAGGAGTCACATCCAAACGCTCCCATGTGATCATTTCCGGGACACTTTTTTCCATTTTTTAATATAACACTATTTTGTAATTCTACTTTTGGAACCCAACTTACACTAAATCTACCTTTTGGATTTGGTGTAAAAATAACTCTAGTATCCTTAACTCCATTAGCCCATTGAAAATTACCTTTTGTTAAAACTGAAGAATTTCTATTTCCTTCGTTGTAATCTATCTGCTCGTATATTTTAACTAAGTTAAATAAACTATTTCCAGTTTCATCTCTAAATGCGTGTTCCTCTGTTCTAGGAAACTGACGATAAAATTCATTTAAAGCATCTTGGTCATCTTTTAATCCTTCAGCTTCATTATCCCAATGATCTATTACACCGTAATCTATTTCTATTCCATGTGGATCAAATGTTTGTTTTTCTGGAGTATTGAAAACAGGCTGTCCGAATTCATCAATGAATCCTTCGTAATTCCATTCCATAGGAATAAACAAAGAATATAATCCCGACTTAGTTTGTCCATTTCGATTTCTTTTTGTAACATCTGAATTGTAGTATAAATCTTTAAAATTATCACCTCCTTTGTCTAAAGCATTACTTGTTGATCCCATCATACATTTACCTATAATCCTACTACCTAATCGCAAACAAGTTTTTGTAACTCTCCAGTTATTTTTTATGTTGTCAGGTCTCTCCCATTTACCACTTTCATCATGTACTAGTAAAGAAAGTTTTTCACCGTCATAACTATTATCACCTGTATTTTTCCAATCTATAGTTGTATCTAGTCCTTCCATGTCATCTTGCTCTTCTCGTTCCCTCATTTTTCTACGAGTAAACTTTTTAGCAGGAACTCTATATGCTAGTTCAGATTTTGGACGATCCATACCATCTTGTATTGGTTTAAAGAAGAATGGATAGTTTAAACTAATTGGGACAACCTTGTCTGTAAACATCTTCTTAGCATCAGCACCAGTTTTAGATAATATACCAAATCTACTATCACCAGCTAAAGTTGCTTGATGTACAGTCTCAGCTGAACTCATAAAAGAAAAACCAGAACGTCTGTTTTTTAAATAACACATTCCGTAACTTCTACTATCAGCTTTACAGGCTTCCCAAAATATAAAGAACAATCTATTAGCTTCTCTATAATCTGGAGCACCAACATCAATTTTACTCCACTGTAAATACATATAGTGCGTTCCTGTTATGTAGGTTGGTTTACCGTTATTCATAAACCAAAATCCTTCTTCTCTTCTTCTAAACTCCTCGTCTATATACCCATAATGTTTTTCTTTAAAATCATCTGGATATTCTTGCCAATCAAATACTGTTTTAATTCTTTTAAAATCAGGATTAGATGGGAATTGTTTCCATTTTTGCTCTGATTTATCTTTACTACAAGAATATATTTCGTTTGGTTGTTTAGGTAAAGCTATTTGAAAACCTTGGATTTCAAGTATTTCACCAATTTGTCCAGTCTTAGAAATAACAACAATATCATTTTCTTTATTATAACCATATTCCCACTTTTTAGACTTATTAAGTCTTTTAATAGTGTTTAACTTAATAGGTTCTACAACCTTATATAAAGTTTGTTTATACATTATTTAGATCTTCCTTCTGCAAATCCTTTAAAAGCTGTTTTCTTTTCTTCCTCAACTGGCTTGCCTTCAAGCATAGCTTCCTCTTCGTGGATTCTATTTAATATTTCAAACGCGTCAAATATAGCTAATTTTTTTGTAGCTGCAGCATTTTTTAATCTATCTGCCGATATATCCTCGTCTGAATCAACTATTTCTTCTTTAGCTACTTTTATTAACTCCTCAACCGCTTTGTGCCCAGCTTGGATTATATTCTTCTTCGTTTCCTTGATACTCATATTTAATTGTAATAAATTTATTCATAACTCTATATAATCTTTCACCATTAATAACAAACTCATATTCACCACTAGGCTTGAAACCAACCAACTCTTCTTTATTGTGAGTGCCATCAGAGTATTTTACAACACCAACTAATGGTTTTTCTACATTTAAATCTAAGTTAAAATGATACGGATTTGTTGATTTTATTGGTTTAACAAAACTATAACCAGGCATAGCCTTGTCATTGTATAAAAATATTTGATCTTCTGATATTATATATTTGTTATCTTTCCAATAAGATCTACTATTTTTTTCAATACCCTTAACATTCAACCATCTTCTAAAGATATTATGATGTACTATTATTTCATCACCCACGTTAACGGGTGATTGAAATAATAATGGAGTAGCGATTACTTTTGCTTTTCTGTTTACAAACTGATGATTAAAGATCTCAGTATTTAATATTAATTCTTTATCATCAACTTTTGTAGAATTATTATAACGCTCACCAATAGGTGAAACTATAAAATCTTTATAAGCTCTCATTAATATTCTAAGTTATATTCAACTGATATAGCCATGTTTTTATTAAAATCTTTCCAAGGTATTACAACTTCGTCTTTTCTAATATATATACAATATTTATCTTCTTCTTCTACTATATCACAAATCTTATGACCACCATAAACCTCTTGATCGACAGCGTAGTGCATTGAATCATTTTTATAATCTTTTCCTATTGTAATCTTTCTGATGATATTATTTTTCATCTTTACTATTTTCTTTTTCTTCAGGCCAGTTTATTTTACCATCTACTAGATTGACATCATATGTGCCATATTTTTTCATTAATTTATCTTGCTGCATTTTTATTTCATCTTGAAGAGAAGCTAAATCGTGAAGAAAATTATGTTTTTGCATTTCTATTTTACCAATATTATATTGTAAATGGTTGATTTTATTAACAAGTTCTTGTAAAGTTGATAAATCTTTTTCATCAATTTTTTCTTTTTTATTTACAACGTCTTGAATGTCTTTCATTTTACCATCATGTCTGTCTTTGAATTTTCTTTTTGCCATTTTATTTAATTTTATTTAATTATTAATTTTCCCAACTCTTACCACAAGAGCAGTATTTTATATTTACATAATCTCCCAACTCACTATCCCCACTAGGAATACTGTGATCTTCTATTTTTTCCAATAAATTATCGTCAACATCTACTATAGCGTAATCATTGCTGCGACAAATATACTTTGCATCCTGCATTGTTCCGTCTGAACATCGTGTACATTTACTCATATTAAACCTGTTATTTTTATATTATCTATACAAAAGTCTTGCTTGTAATCAGTACCTCCAGATCCAGTTGCGCTAGTAAACATTCCAAACCAGATTCTACATCCATCTACTCCTGATGCGTTATTAATATTAGCGATAGCCTTTATCCAGTAGTTAGTGTTTGGGTCTGGAGTGTGACCATTATTACCACCACCAGTTTGCACCTGTGTGTTGAATCTTTTTGTATTAACAACTGTCCCTGATAGGTTAGTATATGTTATTTCTGCTCCACCTTCTGTGTCGCTAGTGAAACCCAAACCTGCTCCAACTTGATCAGCTGATGAAGCTGATGTCGCTGAATCTGTAACAGCTATACCAACACCTCCATCTGAACCAAATCCCGATCCATAAGCGTGAAACCAAAACTCAATTTGAACTTCTTCGTAAGCACCAAAATCTAAAGATGGCATCCCAATCATAGATCTAATAATATTACTTGGATCACTACCAGCAGATGTAGCCTCATAATACAAATATGGTTGACCTGTAGCCGACCAAACCCCAGATACCGCATCAAGTCCACTTATCATACCTCCTCCAGTTCCAGTACCTGAGCTACCAGTTCTAACGTCTTTAAACATCCATCCAGCAGCAGTACCTGTGTTATCAGTTACTGTTGAACCATATAATGTCCCATCTCCACTATCCACACTAATATGCTTTATCCATCCTGCATCTAAACCAGTATAATTAGAACTACTATTAAAACCTGTAACATCATTAAATGTATTACCGTATATTTGTACTCTACTTTTACCAGAATGTTTATGGTACTGTAAACCACTTGATAATCCCAGCATTATATACCAAAGTAACAGATTATTCTACCACTAGCTATTTTAGCTTGATTCCACCTGCCATATATAGTAACACCTGTGGGTATTTCATCACTCACGTCCATCGTTAAACCACCATGACCTTGAGTATCTTGTATTGATTTAAAAGCTTGAGGTTCATAAAAAGCAAGCATACCCAGTGTACCATTATCACCACTAGCGATATCGCCAGCATGATCAACAGCTGTACTTGGATCGTTTTGTCTTGCTATAACCAGTGCTTCAGCTGTCGAAACACCATCGTAACTTTTAACTACGTAGGGATTTTCTATATCTCTTGGGCACATTATGTGGTTTTCTATTATCATACCTGGTTTTATCCTAGCATCTGCCGATGATAGAGTTATTTCTCCCGTGTCATGGTCAGCGTTACCATTATTATTGTGACCTTTAATAGTGTTGTTATTTGATTGATGTATTGGTCCGCTTAGGTGAGAGCCATTTTCTGTGTTTATAAACTTAGATCGATATCCAGCGCCGCCACCTAATAAAGTAGAACTTTTATCGCCATCAGCAACTAAACCACCTGTAGAATTAAACGTTGTATTTGCTAAAGCTGTTATTGCTACTATTTTTAATCCTGGTGGTGGATAAATTGGATATACAGTACCATCTGTTATAGCACTACCAAATTGTCCAAAACCATAAGAAACTTCATTTGAAACCTGTTTGCCCATTTTATTTATTTTTTTTATTATTTATTAAGATATTTTTTAATCCACTCATCTTTTTTCATCTCCTCTATTATTTCAGATTTAGAATATATTTTTTTATCATTCAAAAAACTTGGTTTTTCCCCCACGTATGATACGAGTGCTTTAGTTTTAGTATAGTTATAGTATAATGAGTTAATATCTATTTGAGTTAGTTTAGAAAAATCTATACACCAATAGTTCATCAATCTTTCTAAATGATTATCACCGTAATCAGTAGTATCATGTATTTCCTCTTTATTCAGTATAGCGTATTTTTTCATATTTATGCATCATTATTTCCAGGTGCATCGTTACTTATTTGATCTGTTTGATTGCACTCAAAGTGCTTATCATTACCCCCACTCAACTTTGTTATTACAAAATCTTTAAAATATAGCTCATCTCCCGCGTTTACTTGTGATAATGTAAATACCATTAAATCACCAGTTGCTGTAGCTGTGCTTATAGTACCTGAAAATTCTTGATAACCACCGTTACTGGGTATAGTAACACCTAGATCAGTCCCAGCGTTTATTCCAAATGTTCCAGTTGTATTAGAGTCTGTAACTATTTTAGCTTTAAAAGTGTAGGTTAGTGGTGTTCCAGCGGGAACATTAGCATCTAAAAATCCAGCAGCAGAAGCCCACGAGTAACAGTAAACTGTAAGTGAACTAGAGTGTATCTTTGTTTCACCACTACCAAGATCCACTTTTGTCGCAAAAACAGGTGTCCAACTAGCGTTAGATTCGTCATCACATACCACTGGTGAATGTGGAGTGTAGTTTATTAAATCACGGATTTTAAAACCAGTGAAATCATCTTTTTCATTTGAAAAGGGTTTATAATATCTTTTTATTCCAGTATTTCTGTAATTTCCAGAATTATATCTCCAGTCCATTTTAGGATCGTTGTACATCGCTAATATATCAGTATCTTCCAATGCTCTATGCCAAAATCCAAATTGAGCAATTTTTCCATCCAGAAACCTAATATCCGGACTACTATACGCGTCAATCATACTCATGCCTAAAGTGGAACCAGAAATGGTGCCAGCTCCGTTATCTATAACCATCGCTCCATTATATGTACTATCTGTACTACCATATGTTGAAGTTGTGCCATTCACGTATATCTTATGAACACCTGTAGAGTTGTCCGCGGGCCTACTGTGAGTAAAAACCCATAACATCCAGTCTTGCTTCATAGCATCAGTTAAAACAGTGTCACCATAGTGATTTATTAAACCAGCTCCGTCCTTCCATTCTTCATAAAATAACTTGCTGCCAAGTAAAGCGATATTTAACCCATCATTAACATTAGCTTGACTAAGAAACACACCTTGATCAGCGTCAGTATTGTTGAATTTAATCCAGATAGCGTATGAATGACTACGATCTGTTCCAGCTCCAGTTGTAGGCGGTTTTAAACCATTATCAGCTGTTGCTACCCCGTTTTCAATAATTGTTACAGCGGCGTTACTAACACCATCAAATACTACACTTCTTTGTTTTGCTAAAGAAGTTGGCTTAATCATTGAAGATGTTAAACCAAGCATTAATCTCCTATATATGCAATTATAGCCCCACTGTTCACGTCAAGTTCAGTCCATCTTCCAAATATAGTTATCCCAGAAGGAAAAGATACTGAGTTGGTTATTGCTAGACCACCAACTCCAGATTCTCCACGGTCAGGCGATAAAACAGCATCATGAGCAGCAGTATTACCAATATACTCTTGGCCTCTAGCTATATTATTATCAGCTACCATACCATCGTTATCAAACGCTGTTGTTGCTAGTGTTGTAAAAGCAACAAATACTTTACCTGTTGGTGGAGTTATAGCATTATTACTAGATGTTGTGTAAACACTACCTAGTTGTCCAAAATTATATGATACCTCTGTTGAGTTTATTCCCATAATTACTTGTTGTTTTGTTGTTCATTCTTTTTTGAAGATCCTCCGAAGAAGAAATCGACAACCGTGTTAACTTTAGCGCTCATTGCACCGAATATTGTAGATATAAAACTTATCTCAAATTCACCTAGTTCTAGATCACCCATCACAAAGTATCTAAACATCATAAAACTTAATCCAAAGTACGCGAGCGTAAATAATGATGCAAGTATTTTTTGAATAAGCGCATCGTCTTTATACATATCACGAGCGCTCTTTCTGTCTTCGACTTCTTTTGCGAAGGCTTCTCTTTCGGCTTCGAGTAGTAAACTTTTGAGAGCAAGCTTTGCTTCATCTCTTTCTTTGTCTGTTGTAATAACTTTGTCAAGTATTCCTTCCGCATTGTCTACTACTTTGCTGAATAAGCCACCTATTATATTTCCTATCATCTTGTATTATCTTTTATCATATCATCGATAGACTTATTCATTACCTTATCGGTGTATGATTTATTATTAAAAAACACACTTTTTTCTGATGTAGGTATATCTTCCTCTCCTAATAATATTCGATATATTCTACTAATTAAGTGTGAGCATTTAAAAGAGGTTTTGAATACAGAGTATTTGATGGTTGTTCTATTTCT